AATGGTCATAATTGTACGACGAAACTCCATGAACACTTCTTTGGTTATCTGACCAATGTATTTGTACAGTTCTTCACATAATTCTGTAGATGATTCTTTACAGACTTTCCAGAATTGGGCTAATGGTCCAAATCCATCATTTATCCATAATGGGATTCCGGTTTGATTCTGTAAAAAGAATTCGAATGAACCACCACCAAAGAATGGTGAAATAATTCTTTTACAGGGATTCTGTACAGATACATCGAAAATATCCGGAAATTGTTCTCTCGCGATTTTATATAAATGGTCACATGCACGTGTTTTCCCACCTGGATATCGTAATGGAGATTTATTATTCATTTGGATGTGGTGATGTGGCGTGATGTTGTGTTGTTGTGTTGTAATTATTATGATTATTTGTTACTGATTATTGTGTGTTGTTTGTATATGATTATTTATGTGCACGCATATACAAGCGAAAGTATCAATTTTTGTACATTTTCGTATGTCAGGTCAGAAGGTACCCGCGCAACATACCCCCCCCCAGATAGGATATCTAGGACACTTCATCTGTACATCGTTTGAAAAAATCCACAATAACGGATTCTTTGGAACCAGTAACCATATCATCTGGTATGGCGGATTTGTTTTCAGCATAATATGCAAACAATGTAGGAATCCCTTGTATCAAACGCTTGGTTTTCAGGAAACCGTACAAATCGATTGATTCATCAATATCGACATTGATCACATGAATGGTATCTACAGGTAAACGTCCAATACGTGATTCAACAAATGGTTTAATAGTTTGACATGGTTTACACCAATCTGCACTGAACTTTACAATGATAACACCTGGATTGTTGTTCTCCAATAATTGTTTGAGGTCTTCCTTGTTTTTCAGTATTGTATTTAATCTCATGATTATATGTGTATGTGTATGTGTATGTGTATGTGTATGTGTATGTGTATGTATTTGTGAGACAACTGTACAAGAAACCAAGTAAATAATATGTTTTACATGGATAAACGATTTATATGATTTTAACACATGATATCCATATATTGTATATTGTTACTTGGAAATACAAAAAACACGCAATGTCTCGGATGCAAAAATCATCATCACATGTACAATCCTCCCCACCAATTCATAATTTAGATTTACAAACATATTCTCTGTATGATATTCTCGCATTATTCGAAATGACACCCGATTCAGTATGTCTAGGTACTATCCAGAAAGCCAAACGGAAAGTGTTGTTTATGCATCCAGATAAATCGAAATTACCTGCCCAATATTTTTTATTTTACAAACAAGCCCTAGATATTATTGTAAGAATGTACGAGAATCAAATGAAAGTCGAAAAAAGCGTGTTATTGGATGAATCCGCTAAAGTCTATTCGCCGATTGAAATTTCCGATATTTCTAAAAAACAAATGGAAAAAACGATGAAACACATCTCTCCTGAAGTATTTCATGATAAATTCAATTCTATATTTGAAAAACAACATGGTGGTACTGCTGCAAAAGTAAAAGCGAATAGTGAGAGAAATGCATGGTTTTCTTCCAATGAAAAAGACCCACATCATGATGTATTTGTACAGAATTCCTCTGAAATGAATAATCAATTCGAACATATGCGTACACATTCGAGACAACAAGGAATGGTCAGATATACAGGAGTTGTTCCGATTGGAATGGCATCCGGTACGAATGGTCGTGGTTTATACGAAGACCAAGATGATGATGACCCTCATTCTGCATCTCAAGAATATATTTCTACTGATCCATTCAGTAAACTAAAATTCGATGATTTACGAAAAGTCCATAAAGACCAAACCATTTTTATGGTCAGCGAACAAGATATAGACCAAATCCCACAATATAATTCTGTACAGCAATACGAAATGGCACGAAATGAAGGCGATTTCACACCAATGTCTCGTACTGCAGCCGAGAGACAAATGGAAGAACAACAATTATTAGTAGAACAGAATCTTCGGAAAAAACAATACGCGAGTCAATTACGTACTGCAGAATCCGCCGAAAAAAACAAGACAACCATGGCATCTTTTTTACGGATTGGAAGATAATACTACTTTTTTCATGCATTATTCACATATATATCGAGTGTTTTTGTACTGAAAACTGGTCAATCAAATCAATAAATATAATTGCAAAATAACCTACTTAAATAAATGCACTATGTATTAGTCATATCTCATACGTAGAATACACTCCCGTTTTTCCTTCTTTTCTTTTTCGAATTACATTCATATTCTCAAAAATGGTTCGCGCTACTGCTACTAAAACCGCTCCTGCTGCCTCCGATGCAAAGAAGGCTGCTCCTGCTGCCAAGAAGGAAAAGACCACTCCTGCTGCTGCCAAGAAGGAGAAGGCTGCTGCTGCCCCTGTTGTTGCTGCACCTGTTGTAGCAGAGAAGGTTGAGGAGACTGCTGCTGCAGAGGAGACCGAGAAGAACACTCCTACTGCTGCTCTTATGGAGGAGATTGCTGTTTTCAACACCAACTTCGCTATGTGCCAATCCGCTGTTAACGCAATGAAGACAAACCTTAAGAATATTACCAAGTTGACTGACCGTGTTTCCAGAAACGCTGCCAAGTCCAAGAAGAGAAAGAACACCAACACCGGCAAGAAGTCTGGTTTCGAGAAGCCTACCTTGATTAGTGATGACCTTGCTGCTTTCTTCAGTAAGCCAAAGGGCACCCTTATGGCAAGAACCGAAGTTAGTAAGGGAATCCACAAGTATGTTGTTGAAAACAGCCTACAGAAGAAGGAGAACCGCAGAATCATCCACCCTGATGCCAAGCTTAAGAAGCTTTTGGACTCCAAGGAAGATGAGATTACTTATTTCAATCTTCAGAAGTACCTTAAGTGCCACTTCATCAAGGATTCCGCATAAATAAATAAATATATACATACATAAACATCCTATACCCATAATCCTATACCCATAAACAATACAAAATACACCCATACCCATAAACATACACTCGCTTTTGTAGCTCAGTTGGTTAGAGCATAACATTAGTAATGTTAAGGTCTTGGGTTCAAATCCCAACAGAAGCTCATTACTGGTATCCAACCCTCTATGATTTTAAATCTTCGAGGGTTTCTATTTGCTCTTATAGTGTAGTGGTCATCACACTGGACTTTGAATCCAGTAACCCGAGTTCGAATCTCGGTAAGAGCTGTAGAAATACATCTTGCTTTGTTAGCTCAGTCGGCAGAGCGTGCGGCTGTTAACCGCAAGGTCATAGGTTCGAACCCTATATGAAGCGTCTTATTTACAGAAAACCTCGAATAGCTCAGTTGGAAGAGCACCTGACTGTAGTTGTACGTATATTTCACCAAAAATCAGGGGGTCATCGGTTCAAATCCGATTTCGAGGAAAAATCCACAGTAAACATTGTATTATACTTTCACACATTGCATAGTACAATCTCCATTTCTATCTCTATCTCCCTATATACATACATTTTCCGTCAATAGTTTCATTGGTCTTCCAGTAGAAAACTGCGGCGTTTGTTTGAATCCCATTCCCGTAATATAATATTGAGTTAATGCCAAAATATCTCTCCATGTTGTCACATTTTCAATGTATTCATGTAACAACAATTCCATAAATGTACACGTGAGCACACCATTATACTGCCCATTAATCATCGCATCAATACTCACTTCATTATCTTTACAGCCACTCAACAATATCACTTGTCCAGGAGTTTCTTTGTACTGCGGATTTGTCTCTACCGATGGTTCCTGTACAGAATCCTTGCTCATATTCCTTTGGTCATAATCATAACGCAAATCCCAAATAGTTCCACTATGACAATTATCGAAAATACCGAATAATTGAACCCCCGGTTTCATATATTTATGCATTAATTCCCGGAATTCATCATCAATCACATACGAACGATCACATGTAATGATAATCTCATCAAATCCATCCGTCTCATCCCCCGTTTTATCTGGTAAATAATACCCATGTCCACTAAACCCGAAAAACAATTGATCCCCCGACTTCGCTTCTATCAATAATCTCGAAAATTGTAATAAAATATTCATACGTGTCGGTTTAATTCGTGTTTTCTCCGTTATCACCGTGATATTCTCTACAGAATAACCGAATTTCGCCATTAATACATACTTCATTTTTTGTACATCATTTTCACAACCATATAATCGATTCGGCGTATCCGTATAATTTATTCCGATTAAACACGCCTTTTTTGATGCATGTTTGTAACCTTTTTGATATGACAATGCATGAACTGAATGAAATGGACGCATTGATTGCCCATGCCGATCCGTCATAATCATCCCATGCTTTGACTTGTTTGCATGTTTTCTACATGATATCTCCTTCGACTTCTCTTTACGATTCACATTATACAAGCGGAAATGAAATCCCATAATTTTCTATATAATACATATACACAATCATTCTGATATACTATACCATACCATATACAGTAAAAATGGCAGATTCGGATTCCCAACCTGATTCGATAGAATATGTCCAATCATATGATTTTAGCGGCAATTATAATGGATATACCAATATCCTTCTAGTGGATTCTTCTTTACGAGACACTGTTTTTACTTCCAGCACAAACAATAAAACATTCTCAATTGTCTACGAAAATGAAGATGATTTAACATTATTGAATTCCTTTTTGACTACCAAATTCCCTTTTGTACGCAGAATTGGTATTGTAACCCATGGTCCTGCCGACCCAAGTAAAGCTTTCCGTGTTCCAAAGTTTATTGGTTCTGAACGATTCTTTACAGATGCAGATTTAGTACCTAACGCGGCAGTGTTATCCAGTAGAGTCCAATTCCTTCGCAATTTAGTATTGAATATGGGTTTGACCCGCATTGATTTCCTGGGTTGTAATTTATTACGTGTGGAAACCTGGAAGAAATATTTCGATGTACTGAAATTCGGATTCCCAGATTTAGTCATTGGAGCATCTTTAGACAATACAGGAAATTTGAAATATGGAGGTAACTGGACGATGGAAAATACAAACGACAATATAAAACATGAATATTTTACAGATGCGATCAGTACTTATAATAACTTATTGTCATCAACAACTTATACTACTGGCGGATACACATATACATTCACATATACAGTAGGATCACCTAATTGTACGGTAACTGAAATCACACCACTAACAGGTGATTTAGTGATGGCAGATTCTTTACAGGATGCAAATGGAAATTCATATAATATTACAAGTTTATCGCGTCCAGTTTTTGATGATAACACCTTAACTAGTCTTGACGTATGTACTCATTTTGTATCTACAGATTATTGGACTTTTCAACACTCGGTATATACATCTGGTTCTATGCCAACTATCAGTTTTGCAAGAACATCTCTTACACAACCACCGAATATGAGCAATGGCGTTTATGTTACAATTACACTACCAAGCACATTAACAACAATGACAGGCTGTTATAATTGTAGTTCATTAACAACTGTTAATTTTGCAGCTGGTGCATCCGGTATTAGTGTGGGGGGCAACGCTTTTATGAATTGCACAAATCTTGTTATCAATGATTTTTCTATGTTTGACTCATTTGGAGGTAACTGTTTTAAAAACTGTACTTCTTTACCTTCTGTATTTACATCGAGTATGTTACCCGCGTCCATGAGCACAACACCGTTCGAAGGTTGCACACAAATTACCAGTATCGATATGAGTCAACTAGATATGTCTGGTGTTGCTGTAAACTCAT